CAACTGAAGTTTATAGTGATATTAATGTTGGAAGAAACTTAGTATCTGCTTTTGTTGATGCAACTGGAACTTTTGATCCAAGTTATGTTGGTTCTAAAAATCAATTATTAAACTTTAGGAATTATTGTCAGCTTTCTATTTATTTAATTGCTGCAGGAAATGGTTATTCAATTTTTTATGGTAATAATTTAACATGGGGTTGGGGGTATAATACTTATGGACAAGTTGGTGATAATTCGATAATTAATAAACAAGTGCCAGTTTCAATATTAGGCACTAAAAAAACATTTTTAAATATTGTTGCCGGTCAATATACTACAATAGGATTAGATAAAAATGGACAAGTTTGGGGTTGGGGTTATAATTATTTTACTGGTCAATTGGGAGATAATTCAACAATAAATAAATGTACACCAGTATCAATACACGGTGTTAAAAAAACATTTTGTAAAATTGATACTTGGTCTCATACAATGGGTATAGATAATAGAGGTCAAGTTTGGGGTTGGGGTGCTAATTATCAATGTCAATTAGGAAATAATTCACAAATAAGAGAATGTACACCAGTGTCAATACATGGTACAAAAAAAACATTTTGTAAAATTAGTACTGGGCAATATCATACAATAGGAATAGATAAAAATAGTCAAATTTGGGGTTGGGGTTATAATACTTTTGGTGAACTAGGAGATAATACACAAACACAACAATGTACACCTGTGTCAATACAAGGTACAAAAAAAACATTTTGTACAATTTCTACTAACACGTATTTTACAATGGGTATAGACAATAGAGGTCAAGTTTGGGGTTGGGGTTATAATAATAATGGTCAATTGGGTGTTAATTCAATAATAAATAAATGTACACCAGTATCAATACAAGGTACAAAAAAAACTTTTTGTAATATATCATCTGGATATAACTTTACAATGGGTATAGATAATGGAGGTCAAGTTTGGGGTTGGGGTTATAATTTCAATGGTCAATTAGGAAATAATTCACAAATAATAGAATTTACACCAGTGTCAATACATGGTACAAAAAAAACATTTTGTGAAATTAGTGGTGGAGATAGATTTTCACTAGGAGTAGATAATATTGGTCAAGTTTGGAGTTGGGGTGCTAATGATGCCGGTCAATTAGGTATTATGCTAAATAAGTGTACGCCAGTATCAATATCCGGGGTTAAAAAGACATTTTGTGAAATTAGTGGTGGAGATAAATTTTCAATAGGAGTAGATAAAAATGGTCAAGTATGGGGTTGGGGCTATAATAGTTTTGGTCAATTAGGAAATAATTCAACAATAGTTAAATATTCACCAGTATCAATATTAGGTGCTAAAAAGACATTTTGTGAAATTGTCGCCGGGTCAATAGGAATAGATAATCATGGCCAAGTATGGGGTTGGGGTTATAATAGTTATGGTCAATTAGGCGATAATTCAGTGGGGATTCATTGTACACCCGTATCAATACACGGCATAAAAAAGACATTTTGTAAAATTAGTTTCGGACAAAATTTTTCAATAGGAATAGATAAAAATGAACAGGTGTGGTGTTGGGGTTATAATAGAAAGGGTCAATTAGGAGATAATACAAGCACAGAACAACATACACCAGTATCAATACACGGTGTTAAAAAAACATTTTGTAAAATTTGTGCCGGATTAAATTTTATGCTTGGTATAGATAATATAGGTCAAGTTTGGGGTTGGGGTTATAATAATTATGGTCAATTAGGAAATAATTCAACAATAGATCAATGTACACCAGTATCAATACAAGGTACAAAAAAGACCTTTTGTGAAATTCGTCCTAAAGCTTTATCTACTATTGGAATAGATAATTATGGTCAAGTCTGGAGCTGGGGACGTGGCATATACGGTCAATTAGGAAATAATTCAACAATAGATCAATGTACACCAGTATCAATACAAGGTGCTAAAAAAACATTTTGTAGAATTGGTAGTTTTGGTGAATCTACGATAGGAATAGATAATCATGGTCAAATATGGGGTTGGGGTTATAATAATTATGGTCAACTTGGAAATAATTCAATAATAAATCAATGTACACCAGTATCAATACATGGTGCTAAAAAAACATTTTGTAAAATTTCACAAGGATGGAATCATGATATAGTAATAGATAATCATGGTCAAGTTTGGGGTTGGGGTTATAATTATCACGGTGAACTAGGAAACAATATTACTACTTATACTCCTCTTAAAGTTTCTTTTATTTAAAGTTTCTTTTGATGTCAACAATTATTATGTTTAAAATTTTAAAATTTTAAACAATTATTTTTTTTTATTATACAATAAATAAAAATAATATATTAATTATGTTACAAAAAGACAATTTAGTTTTAACTATCTCAATTGGCGCCTTTTATGAAAATTTAAGCATTACCACGTTACCATCAATTAAAAAATATGCAAAAAAAATAAATGCTGATTTTTTAAATATCACAGAACATGATACAAATTATATCACTCAAAAATGGAATAAGTTTCATATTCACGAGCTTTTAAATAAATATAAAAGAATATTATACTTAGATATTGATCTTATTATTAGAGAAGACACCCCAAATATTTTTGATATTGTTCCTGAAAATAAGTTAGGGATGTTTAATGAGGGTCGTTTTTCACCAAGATTTGAATATATAGAACAAGCATCAGAATATTATAAAGAACCAATAAAAGTAAAAAAATGGAATGGTACATTTTATAATTCTGGTGTTATGGTAATATCTAGAATGCATAAACAGATTTTTAAGTTGCCAAGAGGTTTTGATTTTGTTGAAACAGACCAGCCATTTATTAATCTTAGAATTATTAACGATAAAATTGACATGTTTGATCTTGAATATAAATTTAATAGGATGGATATGTTAGATAAATTTATGGGAATTTCAAGACTTGATTCATATATTGTTCATTATGCTGGTGCACCAAAAGAAATTCTTTTAGATGTTCTAAAAAAAGATATTGAACAATGGAAAATAGACTCACCAGAATATAATTATCAAAGAAATATATTAATATCTGTAACTGCAGGTATGGGAGACCAACTTTGTGCTGAACCAGCAATTAGATATACTGAAAAATTATATCCAGATGCTAACATATTTGTTGTTACTCATTTTCCAAGATTGTTTGAACATCTTGATATGCCAGTTTTCGATTATGATCAATGGAAAGGTATGCAAGATGCTGTAATCACAATGCATACTTGCCCAGATGATGAGCAAACTGAACATAAATTATCACACGTTCTTTTTCATCCAACAGATTTTGCAACAATGTCAATGATAAAAAGAACTATTCCAAACGAAGACAAAACTATTAAACTTAAACTTGATGTTGAAGATGTTGCATCAGTTATTGATATGATGAAAGATAAGCCACATGATAAAAAAATGGTACTTGTTCATCCAGGAAAATGGTGGCCAAGTAAAACATTTCCAATTGAGTGGTGGCAAAAAGTGATTGACGGCTTATCTGAAAAATTGTCAGTAGTTCTTATTGGTAAAACAATTGATGAAAAACAAGGTTATCTTCCAGTTACTTGCCCCCCAGGTGGTTATGATTTCAGAGATATAACAACATTAGGTGAACTTATTGCTCTTATATCATTATCAAAGGTGCTTGTAACTAACGATTCATCACCTTTACATATTGCTGGCGCATTTGATAATTGGATTGTCGTTATGCCAACTTGTAAACATGCTGAGCATATACTACCATTTAGAAATGGCACACAATCTTATAAAACAAGAGCAATGCAAAAATCTTTACTACTAGATGATCTTGAAATAAGACATACAGAATTTTATACAGATACTATTGATAAAATTCCAGAAGGTAAAACATTATATGATTATTTACCTGAACCAGAAGATGTTGTAAAAGAAGTTCTTAGAATATATGAAGAAGAATAAAGTTACTATTCTGTTGACAACTTGTGATAGATACGAAACAACTTTACCACTTTGTTTAATGTCAATTTTCAGTCAAACCTACTCTCCATATAGAGTAGTTTTGATTGATGATAGTAAACAAAAAAAATTTTATGATTTTCAAATATTAAAAAATATTTTAGTTTTATTCAAAGAAAAAAATATTGAATTTGATTATTTTTATGGTCAATGTAAAGGAGCTGTACCAGCTCTTCAGATAGGACTAGAAAATATAGAAGATGGTTGGGTTTTTAAAACAGATGATGATAATATTTTATCTAGTAATACATTAGAAATATTAGTTAAAAATATTAAGCCTAATATTGGTGCAATGTCAGGTATTATTATAGATAAATATTTATATTCATTTTATAAAGATAATCCTGATAAAAGGCCGAAGGAAGAAAATGGATATTATTCTAAAATAGAAAACATTTATTCAGAATTTAATATTCAAATGGTTCACGAACAATCAAAAGATATAAAAAAAGTAGAGCATTTATATTCTAATTATTTTTTTAATAGAATTGTTGCTGATGATTATCCTTTAGAAATGTCGCCATCATCTCATAGAGAAGAAACAGTATTTACTTATAATATATTTAGAAAAGGTTATGATTTAATTGTTATACCACAAGTTAAAATTTATCATCTTTATTTTGATCATAAATCAGGAAATCGTCAATGGACAAATTCTGATAGAAGAAAAAATGAATTATTTTTAGTTAAAAAATTAAAAGAATGGAATATTATTCCAGATAAAATGGAAATTTTTGATGATGGAGAAAAAATATTTATCACTAAAAAAGGCGTTGATTATTTGATAGTTTATGGAAATTAATGGTAGAAATGTACAGGTTTTTTCTTGTTATATGAATAATATTCCTGAAAGAGTTGTTGAATGTCAAAAGCAAGTTTTTGATACATTTAATATGGAATTGAACCAAGAATTTACAGATTTATCATTTCATCATGATTGGATGGATCAAAAAATAAAAAGTTTAGATTTTGATATCTTAATATTTTTTGATATTGATTGCATTCCATTAAAACCTAAATTATATGAATATATAGTTGATCAAATTTCAGATGATAATTCTATTATAGGTGTTGAACAGGTAAATCAAACTAGAACTCCTAATTTTGTTTATGCTGCTCCAGCTTGTTTTGGAATAACAAAAAAAGTTTATGAAAAATTGAATAGTCCATCTTTCAAATTGAGAGACGAATATGATTGTGGTGGTGAATTTAGTTGGGTTGCTCCAAAATATGGCGTGAATGTAAAATTATTTGAAATAACTTCGTCATTAAATAAAAAATGGAAATGTTTAAATAAACGGTATGGTAATGGTACAACATATGATGATTGGCTATATCATCAATTTGAAATACGATTTTTTGATATTGCAACTCAAGATAAAATAAATGCATATCAATTTATTAAAAAATGTAAGGAAATAATTTTAAAATATAAATGAAGCCAATAATAGTAATAACTCACGAACGGTCAGGTACTCACTTGCTAATAAATTTAATAAATTATGATAAGAATGGAGAATTTCATACTATTGGTTTTATTCCACAGTCTATACCATATACTTTAGAAAACTATAAACATTATACATATAAAGATATTGTTGTTAATTCGTATATTGAAAATATAGTTTGTAAATCACATCATCAAGTTGAATTTGTTTTGTCTTATTTAGATTTTTTATTTGAGAAGTATAAAGTTATTTATTTAAAAAGAGATGTTAAAGATGTTTTGGTTAGTTATTATAAGTTTATACCATTTCCTAAAGATTTAGATAGATTTCCAAAATTTGAAGATTGGATTTTTAGTAAACCTGATGATATTGGTAGAGATTTTTTGCTGCCATATTCACCAGATCCTCATGTTATAATTGAGCCTGAAAATTATGTAAATAGGTGGAAATTACATATTGATGGATGGATGAAATATAAGGATAATATGCTTGTGTTGAATTATGAAGATATATTATTAGATTTTAATAATCAAAAATTGATAATTGAAAATTATATTGGTAAAAAAATTGGGGATGTAATACCTAATGTTAATGATAAAAATTTACCAAATTTTAATCCTGGTAAAGGCGTGGTTGGAGAATATAAGAATTGGATGTCTCAGGATTTGATAGATAAAATAAATTTATTGGTTTAAATTTATAAAAATAAAAATAAAATATGAATAAATTAAGTTTTTTTACACCACTAATGCACAAATATGAATATGAGTTTATTGAAAAATATTTGAATAAAGATGATATTTTTTTAGAATGGGGTTCAGGTAATTCTACCTTATATTTTTCTGGATTAGTAAAAAAAGTAATATCTATTGAGCATGATAAAGATTGGATTAATAATATTCAAATTGCTGTTGATAATTACAATATAGAAAATATTGAATTGAATTATATTGCAGCACATACACCAGATCCAATTCCATGTAGATATGAACAATTTAAGAATTATATTGAATTTCCAAAAAATAATAATTTGAAATTTACTAAAGTGTTAATAGATGGAAGAGCAAGAAAATATTGTGCTAAAGCAATATATGATATGATAGATGAAAATGTTATTGTAATGATACATGATTTTAATAGAGAAGATTATCAAATGACTTTAAAATATTATAATGTTATTGAGCAATTAACAGATGGTCAAGGAATTGTGGCATTAAAGAAAAAAAGTAAAGTAATAGAAGATAATAACTATTATTAATTTACAAAGGTGTTTCATTTAATAGTAAAAAATATTTTGTAGAGTTAATTTTTTTATATATAATAAAAAATTAAATCGTTCAAAATGATAAATCAGAAAAACACCTTTGTATCTTTTGCAGAACAATTAGCATTATTAAATAAGAATTCAATTGAAGTTATAACCAAATTAAATGATGTTGTAACTAATAGAAATTCGGTTGTTAGTGTTAATTTAATGAATAGTGATGGAACATCATCAACATATCAATTTCCAACAGTTGGTCAATTAAAAAATGAATTAGATATCGCTAATAGAAATATTAGAAAACTAGCTGGTTTAGCAGACTCAACTGCATATGTATCAGATGGTACAACTATGAGAAGGGTTTATGTTGATGACTTAAACCGTGAGCCAGATCCAATTGATAATTTAAATACAGTATCAAAATTTACATCAATTAATAATTCATTTTTTGAATCGTTGTCTAATCCTATGCTAGCGGTTGAACTTGATTTAACCGATCAAATAGATATAAAAGTTAATAAAGTATTATCTCGCAGATATATTATTAAATTTCAAAAAGATACATCTGGAAATTATACTACAGATGGTTTAACATCTAAAAAAGATTTTGAAAATAGATTTTTAAATAAAAATAATATAAGTATTGATGATTTAACAACTTGGTATGGTAATCCAAAAAATTATGGTGTGATGTTTTCTAATCAGCCTTATGATGAACAGCAATTTGATTTAGATTATGAGAAATTACAATATTATGGTACTTTTGATGTTGTTGGCGTTGATAATGACACTATTAATAAAAAATTATGGTATGCGTTAGGTTCAATTACATATTACGATTATTCTGGTAATACAAATACTTTAGCAATTGGTGATGAATTAATTATTAATAAAAAAAATTCATCAACAAAATGGAAAATTAAAGAGATTAGTACAGCTAAATCTAATTTTAGAGTTATTTTAGAAAGAACTGAAGGTTTAGAGCCTGTGCCAATTATTTCAAAAGCGTTAAAATTTTATAGTCCAACATTATCTAATAAATCAATTAAAGTGACAATTGGTTATGATGAATATAATGTAGTTTTTGTTAAGCCAATTAATACAGATTCTGGTATAGTAGCATCAACTTGGTCATATGGTACTTGTTTTTATAGTAATGATTTAGTATTAGATACTAATAATACAGTTTCAATGAATAAATATTATAGTGAAACTGTATATGATTATGGATCAGTATTAAAGGATATGATTGTTAAAAATATTCCTAGTAAATTCGGTTCTACACCAAATGTTCTTACTTTAGATAGTACTAATTTTAAAGTTGTACAAATTAATACACATTTGACAAATACTGCAAATTCAGCGAAGTTAAAAGCATTACAATCACAAAAAACATCTGTTAATTCACAATTAAGTCAATTGAATGACGCTATTACGCAAAAAACTAAGGAAGTTAGCACTAAACAATATAAATCGGTTTCTGATAAACAAGCTGCACAAAATCAATTAAATTCTTTAATTGATCAGCAAAATTCACAAACGAAATTATATACGTCTATTGTAAATAAAATTAGCGCAGAAAATACTGGATCATCTTCAACTGAAACACCAAAATTCAGAATTCGTGGATTTTGGAGTTTTCCAGCACCAATTGTTGTTACAACATCAGGACAGCAACAAAAACAAGAGGTGATACAATTTAAGGTTCAATATAGATATAGCGCCAAAGGTGGTTCAGAACCCACCACAGAAGGTTTTAATTTAAACATGACACAAACAATTTATACAAATGCTACCTCAACTGGAGATGTCTTAGACCAATCTAAAGCATATACTAATCCTAGTGTTTCAACTCAAAATTCAACTGTAACTGGATATTTTTCTAATTGGAATCAATTTTCAAGTGATGTAAGAGGAAGAACTTATAATAGTGCGCTAGATGTTTGGACTTGGAATGTGGAAGATGTTACTGATGCTAATGCTCCAAATATAAATCAATTAGATGTTTCAATACAGCAAAATGAAAAAGTTGATATTAGAGTTAAATCAATATCAGAAGTTGGTTGGCCAAATGCTCCTCTTGAATCTGATTGGAGTGATATATTAACAATAGAATTCCCAGATGATTTAGCACAAGTTGGTAATGATAGTTCTACTATTTTACAAAACGCACAAACTGATCAAATTTCATCTCAATTATTAAGTAATTTTAATTCTATGGGATTGACAACACATTTACAACAATCATATAATGTTAATGATTTATATGTTGCACATCAAGATGTTAATTTGGGTACATCTTTTAAGGATGCCAATGGTAATGTCATTATGTTAAATGCTTATTTAAAATTATTAACTGATAAAATATCAACACTTGAACAAACTATATTGCTTGCTAAAGGTGAACTTGTTGTTAAATTACTTAAAAATTCAAATGAAATTTTAATAGCAAATGGTGCTTCAGTTAATGTTGCAGTTCGTTGTGAAGAATATGCCACATTATTTGGCGGCACATCGAGAACTTATTATAATAATATTTATTCTATTGATGATTATTATTTACAATTTGAAAATATTTCTACTAGTAACCAACTTGGTTTACTTTCATATAGAAAATACGTACCTTCTACAGTTGGTGATAATAGATTTTATAATACCGCTATTGCAAATGGGTCATTAGCAGCATATGTTGATTCGTCTGATCAGTTAAATCAGCAAGTTGATAATCAATTTATTTGGGTATCTGATTCTTCTGGCACTGATCCTATATATAGATCCGGTTCTACTGTTGATGATAGAGGAAATTCACTTTATTCTAATAAATGGAATCTTGGTGTTGCATCTGGATCTACAATTGATTTGTTTGACTCTACTGTAACTAGTGGTGTTAGTTGGACTGGATTGACAATTACTCTTCCTGATGCTAATTATCAATCTGATTTTCCTGTTACTGTTCATCCATATATTGATAATATTAACAATTATGTATATTCAGATGTTGGTGGAGTTAAATTAATAAATGCTAGTACAAAATTCACATTACCAATTAAAATTTTCTTTAAATTATCTGGTGGAACAAATGATAAAGTTACTTTTCCATCAACTTTATCAACATCAACCCCTGTAACTAGAAAATTAAGAATATTTTTAGAACCAGAAAATTTAAGTAGGCCATTTGAATTTGAAGTTAATTTTCAAATATTTAGAAATAAAACTTACACAACAAGAACTCTCAATAGCCCTAATACATCAACAATGCTTTAAAAATAACTATATGAATGATTAATAATAGCTTTCAACTTTTAAGAACAAATCCAGCATTGACAACTAATGTTAAGTTAGTTGTTGCTTCTGATTACAATTTATATTTAGAATCATTTGATACCAATAAACAATTATCAGATCAAAAATTTAAACATTTTTTATTAAATAAAAATAATTTATTAGATGATCAGATTATTAAGTTTTATGATGGATTATCATCACAAATAGCATTTGATGTTAAATATGATTCTGATAATGATACTACATTTTCTAAATATAGTCAGCAATTTGATGATATTTATTGGTCTGGTGCTAAGTCAGTTGAGGATAATTGGTATAATGAAGATTATGAATATTTAGCGCCATTATTTATAAAAAAAAATAATTTACCTGAAGGGTTTATAATATTAAGAGTTGACGATCCTACACCATACGAAGAAGAATATAATGATTTTAGTGTAAGTAAATTAAATAAGGATAATTTTTATTCTCAAATTGTTGATAAATGGAAATGTGTTAGTTTTTCTGATATGAGATATCAAAGTGATATAGGTTATTTCTTATATAATAATTATACAAATAATGATTTATTTCCAGAAAATTCATTTGAATTAAATTTTAAGCAATATGAATATTCTAAATTTTATGGTATAGATTATGTTAATGGATTTTATACTTCTAAATCTAAATTTTTACAAGAAATATTATATTATGAACAACCACATTTTAAATTAGAAAAAGAAATATTAGATTCATTTAGAAGTAATGATTTAATTTTTCCACATATATTAAATATGAAGTTTTTATTTAATGATGTTCCGGCAACACCAGATAATATTAAAAATTATTCATTAAATAGGTATTATGGATTTTACATTGATAAATTAGAATTTATAACAAATCTGACATCCTATGTAACACCTGATTTGAAACCAGGACTATCATTGAAGAATAATATTTTTATGAGTGGGACAACAAAAATTACAGATTCCCCTTTTGTTGAAGGATTTTATACAAATAAAACATATTGGATTCAATATAACGACCAATTTTATCAAGTTAATAGAATTCCAAATGGGTTGGTTTATAATTATCAAGTAATTAGCACATTTGATATGAGTGCTGTCACATTTAGTACTGTTAATGATAGATCATGTTTTATTAATTATATGGATAAAGATTATGATTATAATTGTAATAGAATTGGAAACACATCTGGATATACTAATTTTATTTCCGGATATACTTCTGGATTTAATATAGATTCATATTATGATAATGGTGAGCTTAAATCTATGTTTGGTGACCTTTA